TATATTACAACCAATAAGAAATGAATTCGGGCCAATCCGTATCAATAGTGGGTATCGTTCCCCTGCACTAAATGCAAAAGTGGGCGGGTCTAAAACGAGCCAACATTGTAATGGAGAAGCCGCAGACTTTGAATCTTCACGAATATCAAATCCAGATCTTGCAGAATGGATTGCAAAACATCTAGATTTCGATCAGCTCATTTTAGAATTCTACGATGGTGTAAATCCTAATAGTGGATGGGTGCATTGTTCTTATAAAAAAGATGGAACAAATCGTGGAATAACTCTAACAGCTCTAAGAGTTAAGGGAAAGACTACTTATAAAAAGGGTCTTCTCAGATAAAGGGGGGAGAATATGAAATATGTGTGGCTTATTTACTTGCAATTTTTATTTGTTATAGGACAATTTAACAGGAGAAAGAATTGGATTGACAAACACATCTTAATATGTTATAATGAATTAGATAAGTTAAAAGTGAACTATATTAAATACCACAATTTTGATGAAAAAGAATAGATGAGTTTTTATACCAATGTACACCGCCTAGGAAATAATATTTTATTTCGTGGCATCTCCAACGATGGCCAAAGATTCAAAGATCGTGTAGAGTATCAACCCACACTCTATATTCCTACCAAAGAAAAAACTAAATTTCGGACACTTGAAGGAAAACCAGTTGGAGAAATCCAACCTGGCAACATGAAAGAGTGTAGGGAATTTATTGCCAAATATAAAGAAGTAGACAACTTCAATATTTACGGCAATGATAAGTTTGAGTTTTCTTTTATTGCAGAATACTTTCCAGAAGAACATATTGATTATGATTTCTCACAGATTCGTATTGCATATCTTGATATAGAAACCGGCTCTGAGAATGGGTTTCCAGACATCGAAACTGCAAATGAAGAAGTAACTGCAATTACGTTAAAAATAGATCGTAAGTGTTATGTTTTTGGTAGAGGTGAGTTTGTTCATGATAGGGAAAATGTTTTCTATTTTCGGGTTGATAGTGAACGAGCATTACTTCAAAAGTTCTTTGAAATGTGGGACAAGGAATCGCCTGATATTGTTACAGGATGGAACATAGAAACATTTGATATTCCATATTTGGTTAATCGTGCAAAACGGCTCTTTGATGAAAAGAAAAATCCATACCGATTACTTTCGCCTTGGAAAAAGATTTATGAATATACAATGTTTGGAATGGGCGGAAAAGAACTTCAAGCCTATGAAATAATTGGTGTAGAAACTCTTGATTATTTACAAATGTATCGTAAATTTACTTATACTAATCAAGAGTCATATCGACTTGACCATATTGCATTTGTGGAATTAGGAGAACGTAAACTTGATTATTCTGAACAAGGTTCTCTTCATCTTCTTTACAAAAACGATTATCAGAAGTTCATAGAATACAATATCAAAGATGTAGAATTAGTTGAAGAGTTAGATAGTAAATTAAAATTACTTGAAATGATAGTTGCACTTGCATATCTTTGCAAGGTGAATTATGGAAATACATTCGGCCAAGTTCGGATGTGGGATACATTAATTTTCAATAATCTTCTCAGGAAGAAAATTGTTATTCCACCAAAGAAACATTCTAGTAAATCTTCAAACTTTGAAGGTGCATTTGTTAAGGAACCAATAATTGGAGCCCATGAATGGGTAGTGAATTTTGATTTGAACTCTCTGTATCCTCATCTCATAATGCAGTACAATCTCAGCCCTGAGACATTGATTACGGATGAGTTACCAAAAGAACTACAAAAGATTAAAGATGACCGGCCTGGTGTGAGTGGATTATTGGATCAAACACAATCATTGGATAGTTTGGAAAAATATAATCTTACCTATACTCCAAACAATGAATTTTATCGAAAGGATGTACAAGGATTTCTACCAGAGATGATGCAACAGATTTATAATGATCGTGTAAAGTATAAGAAAAAGATGATTGCAACCAAGAAAAAGTTGGAGAAGGAAAAGGATGGAGACAAGAGAGTAGAATTATATAAATTGATTTCCAAATATCATAATATGCAGAACAATTTGAAGACAACTCTTAACTCTGCTTTTGGTGCAATGGGAAATGAACATTTTAGATATTTTGACCAACGAATTGCCGAGGCCGTTACAACATCTGGACAACTTTCAATCAAATGGATTGAGAAAGAAATCAATCGATACCTGAACGAACTACTTAAACCAGAAGAAGAAAAAGATTATGTTGTGGCAGTTGATACAGATTCCGTTTATATTTGTATGGATGATTTGGTAAAAAAGGTTTATGGAGATACGATTGATGACAAGAATAAGGTAGTTGATTTTTTAGATAAAGTTTGTTCTGAACAAATGGAAAAAATCATAGATAAATCTTATCAGAAACTTGCGGAATATGTAAATGCATATGACCAAAAGATGGTAATGAAACGTGAGAATATTGCAGACAAGGCCCTTTGGACTGCAAAGAAACGTTACATCATGAATGTGTATGATGCAGAGGGTGTTCGATATGAAACTCCACAACTCAAGGTTATGGGAATTGAATCGGTTCGATCTTCTACTCCTGCAGCATGTAAAGAAAGAATGAAGGGGATTTTTAATATTATCATGAATGGTACAGAAGAAGATGCGATAAATTATATTGATAAGTTTAGAGAAGAGTTTCAGACATTGAAAGCAGAAGATATATTTTTTCCACGTTCTGTTCGGGGAATAAAGAAATATCATGATGCGGCCCATTTGTATATTAAAGGTTCACCTGTTCATGTAAAAGGGGCATTACTTTATAACAAACTTCTAAAAGACAAGAAATTAACAAATGATTATCCATTGATACAAGATGGTGAAAAGATAAAGTTTGCATATCTCAAGAAACCAAATACTACTGGTGGAGAAGTGATTGCTATTCTCAATCAGTTGCCACCTGAGTTACAGTTAGAACAATACATTGATTATGATAAGATGTTCCAGAAATCGTTTATTGATCCTATGTCAACAGTTATGTCGGCCATTGGTTGGCAGACTGAACATATCTCAGATCTTTCAGAGTTTTTCGGATGAGGACGGATGTTTTTCGGGTTACTAACATTACTGACTGCACTTGCCATAAGCACAGTTGCAGCATGGTATTCAATAATTGGGTTGATGGCAATCTTTGCAGGGGCCACAACCGCAATTATGATAATGGGAATTGTCCTTGAAATAGGCAAACTGATATGTGCATCTTGGACATTTACTAATTGGAAAAAATGTCCTGTTATAATGAAAACTTATTTCATTGTAGCAGTAGTTGTATTGATGCTGATAACCTCTCTAGGTATATTTGGGTTTTTATCACGAGCGCATATTACACAATCTAATCCTACTTCATTGATGGAAGAACGGATAGAACGAATTGAACTAAAAGTAAATCAACGACAAGTTCAGATAGGCAGATATCAAGGAAGATTAGATACTTTAGACCAAGCACTTCAGAGATACATTGAACTTGGTGCTATTTCAAAAGGATTGGCCAAGATTGGTGCAATGGATAATGAAACCAATCTTTTGAAAACGAAAATACAAGGATTAGAAAATGAAATAGATGGACTGATGGATGAGAAGTATGAATTGAAAACAAATCTATCTCTTGCAGAAGTGGAGACAGGGCCAATAAAATATGTTGCTTCAATGTTATATGATGAAGTTAGTGCTAGTGAATTGGAAACCGCTGTTCGTTGGATAATCATACTTCTTATCTTTGTATTTGATCCCCTTGCAGTTGTTCTTGTGATCGCTGCAAACATTTCTCTGAGAGATTATCGTAGAGAAAGAAAGATGGCTACTAAAATGGTAACAGTAATGCCAGACTTATCTGATAAAGAAGTGATAGATAAGGAAAATGTTGCTGAATATTCCGATGATGACGGAAACGATTTTAAGATCCTTACGTGGGATATGTTTAAATTATTGAAAGGAAAAAAATGACAGAAGATGAAGAAAAAGGACAAAAACCACAAAGCACAACAGATCCTGGCGCAGATTTATTCCAGAGAGGATTTCATGTGTTTATGGGAGATGTAACAATGGAATCAATGAATCCGATAATTAATTGGATTATTGCAGCCAATTTTGCTAAAGAAAAACAACACAAAGAGTTGACTTTGGGGATCTGTTCTCCTGGCGGTGATTTGAATGCTTGTTTTGCGTTACTTGATGTAATGATGGGTTCAAGTATTCCGATACGTACAGTTGGTATGGGAATGATTGCATCGTGTGGATTGTTAATGTTTATTTCTGGTGCAAAGGGAAAAAGAGTACTTACACCAAACACTTCAATATTATCTCATCAATATTCTTGGGGTAGTTGGGGAAAAGAACATGAATTGTTTGCTCGAGTTAAAGAGTTTGATTTGACTACAATACGATTAATGAATCATTATAAAAAATGTACCAAATTGAAAGATAAGGAAATTCGTGAAAAACTTATGCCTGCACATGATGTATGGTTGGATGCAAAAGAAGCCAAGAAATTGGGACTGTGTGATACAGTACAAGATATGAAAATGAAATGAAATTAAAAAATGATCAATTAAATTCGTATAAAGATGCGCCATGGCCACGTAAAAATATGATATACGAAGATGAAAATATGATAGTGTTCAAGGATGGATTTCCAGTAACAGAGGGCCATTTGTTATTTGTTCCGAAATCAATAAAACAAAGATCGGATATTACAAAATGTTTTGAACACGCATACGATTGGGGAGTAAAAGGTATTTTTGATAACAAATGGGATGCCTTTAATGTGGGGATTAATAATGGAGTTGCTGCAGGACAAACAGTAATGTGGCCCCATGTACATATGATTCCACGAAGAAACGGTGATACACCAAATCCAAAGGGTGGAGTAAGACACGTAATACCATTGAAAGGAGATTATAGTGAGTAATTACATGAAGGAACTTGCCAAGTCGGCAGGAAATGAATATGGAATGTTAGTTGATGATGGAATTTTTGGTGGAGATGTATCTCAATACATTGATACTGGTTCTTATGTGTTTAATGCACTTTTGTCTGCTTCAATTTATGGAGGACTTCCTGCAAACAAGATAACTGCAATCGCAGGAGAATCTGCCACAGGTAAGACATTTTTCACGTTAGGGTTGGTCAAGCATTTTCTTGATATGAATCCTACTGGTGGATGTATTTACTTTGAATCGGAATCTGCATTGACAAGTGAAATGCTCAAGGAACGTGGAATTGATACGACAAGAGTATATCATATGCCGGTTGCAACAGTTGAAGAGTTTCGACATCAGGCGGTAAAGATTTTAGAAAAACATGGTGAGATAGATGAATCAGAAAGACCACCATTGATGATGTGTCTGGACTCTTTAGGTATGTTGTCAACTACAAAAGAAATGACAGATATATCTAGTGATTCTGGTAAGAGGGACATGACAAAGGCTCAGGTAATCAAGGGTGCATTTCGTGTACTTACATTGATGCTTGCAAAGGTGAATGTTCCATTTATAGTAACCAATCACGTATACGAACAGATTGGAACGATGTATCCAACTAAAGTTATGGGTGGTGGTTCTGCAATGCAATATGCTGCATCTTCTATCGTGTTCTTGTCCAAACGAAAAGAGAAGGATGGAACAGAAGTAATCGGAAATATCATTCATTGTAAAATGAACAAATCACGATTGACAAAAGAAAACAAAATGGTTGATGTTCTTTTGACATACAAGGATGGATTGCACAAGTATTATGGCTTATTGGAAATGGCTGAAGCTGCAGGAATTTTCAAAAAAGTTTCAACTCGATATGAACTTCCAGATGGGTCAAAACTGTTTGGAAAACAAATCCTCAAAGATCCTGAGAAATATTTTACAGAGGATATACTGAATCAACTTGACAATTATGCGAAAATAGAGTATACTTATGGTAGAACAAATGAAGATTCCAGCGGAGATGACGCCGGAACAGATCAAGAAGTATTATAGTAAAGTTCCAGATCCAGATGATAAGGAACGCCTTTGTGTTAGAATAGAAAAAGGCCCGTTTGCAGGAATTGATGTTGCGTATGGTCGATTTCAAATGGCAGACAAAGATAATGATGATGGTACTTCTAAGGTCAGGTTTGAATACGACATGATTAAAATTCCGCCTGATTTGAAGGATAAGGAATTTTCAGATGAAGAGGGAGATACATTTGAATCTCTCTTAGGACAAATTTATATTCATGTCCTTAACATAGAATTAGAAAAACAAAAAGAAGAAAGTGAAGATGGAACGACTAGAAGATACGATTTTGCGAAGCCTGTTGTATAATGAAGAGTATGCAAGAAAAACACTTCCATTTTTCAAAGATGAATATTTCCCCCAATTTTCAGATAAAGTTGTTTTTCAAGAAATAAAGAAATATTTCAACAAATATTCCAATCCGCCAACAAAAGAGGCGGTTATAATAGAATTAGATGAACGAACCGATCTTACAGATGAAAATTTTCAATCGACAACGGAAATATTAACAGAAATAGAAAAAGTTCATGAGAAGAACGAAAAAGAAGATTTGTCATGGTTATTGGAACGATCAGAAAAGTTTTGTCAAGACAAGGCCCTCTACAATGCAATTACAGAGTCAATCGGGATTTTTGACGAAACTAAAGAATCAGATTTCACAAAAAGTGCTATCCCTACTATCTTGTCTGACGCTCTTTCTGTTAGCTTCGATGTTCATATCGGTCATGACTATCTTGATAATTCTATGGAGCGGTTTGAGTTTTATAGAAAAAAAGAAGAGAAAATACCTTTCGATTTAGAATACTTCAACAAGATCACTGCCGGTGGTCTTCCCCGAAAAACACTCAACATAGCACTTGCAGGAACAGGAATAGGAAAATCCCTATTCATGTGTCATATGGCTGCAAACTGTCTTGCAGAAAACAGGAATGTTCTTTACATCACTTTGGAAATGGCAGAGGAACGGATTGCAGAACGGATTGATGCAAACCTCATGAATGTTACCCTTGATGCACTCAAGGAACTTCCAAAAAATGTTTATAGTAAAAAAGTAGACAAACTCAAGAAAAAAATTACTGGAAAACTGATTATCAAGGAGTATCCAACTGCAACTGCATCTGTTAATAACTTTCGTGCGTTGATGAACGAACTGAAGATCAAGAGAGGGTTTGTACCAGACATTTTGTTCATGGACTACTTAAACCTTTGTACTTCAACAAGATACAAGAATAACATTAGTGCAGGGTCGTATTTTGTGGTCAAGGCCATTGCAGAAGAGTTGCGAGGTCTTGCAGTTGAATGGAACCTTCCAATAGTATCTGCAACTCAGTTAAATCGTACAGGGTTTATGAGTTCCGATGTGGGATTGGAAGATACTTCTGAATCGTTTGGACTTCCTGCAACTGCTGATTTCATGTTTGCATTGATTTCAACAGAAGAACTGGAAGAACACAATCAAATTAAGGTAAAACAACTTAAAAATCGATACAATGACCCTGTTAAAAATCGAAATTTTGTGGTGGGAATTGATCGTGCTAAAATGAAATTATATGATGTAGAGGAAGAGGCACAACAAGAGTTGATAACAGAACCGAAAGAAAAGGGAATAAGAACCAAATCAACAATGAGTTGGGACAAGTTCAAGGAAGAAAAGAAGAAATCGGGACTAGAGAAAATAGTCGTGTAAGTTCTAATGGTTATAAATATATGAGAGAAACATAAAT